TACAACGAATTTTCTGTAGCCGATGGCGCTACACCAGCATACCTTTTGAATTGCACACGGGGGCAAGACGGCACAACGGCGGCTACCCATAATACTGGCGCAGCCATTAGTCTGGTTCAAAAGCAAAGCATCACAGTCTGGCCTACGCCAGACGGCTCCCAGACATATCAGTTCGTGTACTGGCGCATGCGTCGCGTGCAAGATGCTGGTAGCGGTGTAAATGTCATGGACGTTCCGTTTCGCTTTGTTAACTGCTTGACAGCAGGACTAGCGTACTACTTGGCGCTTAAAGTGCCGGGCGGGATGGACAGGATTCAGATTTTGAAACAGCAGTATGACGAGGCTTGGATGACGGCGGCGGATGAAGATCAGGAACGCGCAGCGATCCGTCTTGTTCCCCGTCAGATGTTCATTGGGGGTAGCACCTAATGGCTAATAGGTTTTCATCCGGCAAGAACTCGATTGCTGAATGTGACCGATGTGGCTTTAGATTCAAGCTAACCTCGTTACGCAAGGAAGTAATCAAGACAAAGACGTACAACCTGTTGGTTTGCCCCTCTTGTTGGGACCCAGATCAGCCGCAGTTGCAGTTGGGTATGTACCCAGTTGATGACCCGCAAGGTGTGCGTGACCCGCGTCCTGATGTGAGTTACCAAGTATCTGGTCTGTTAGCAGACGGATATTCTGGTGGAGGTAGCAGGATATTTCAATGGGGCTGGAATCCCGTTGGTGGAGCAAGCAGTTTTGATGCAGCTTTAACGCCAAATAACTTGGCTTTATCGGTGCAATTGGGTACAGTTACGGTAGCAACAACTTAGGAGTTGAAGATGGACAAGAAAGACTTAAAGCAAGACAAGAAAATGATCGCGGGTGCCGTGCACAAGCACGAGAAAAAATTGCACCCCGGCAAGCCAATGACTAAACTCGCTAAAGGCGGCGTGACTGGTGACATGATGAAGTCTATGGGTCGTAACATGGCTCGTGTCGCAAATCAAAGGGGCAAATAATGGCTAAATTCAGCATGAAACAAGGCGGCAAAGAAGTTGGTCCAGCCAGCACCTATGCTGAGCCACACAATATGGCTGGCGCTAAAGTGTCAGTAATGAGCGTGGACAAAGCTAACGCGGCTGTTGAGTACGCCACTAACAAATCTGCAAAAACAGCAGGCGTGAATGATCCACTCCCTAATGGTGTGGGTTACGGGCGTTCTGGCGAAGCTAAGACAACCGGCATCAAGATGCGTGGTACAGGTGCAGCAACTAAAGGCGTGATGTCACGCGGACCGATGGCATGACCTACACGGAGTTAATAACAGCGATTCAGACGTATACAGAAAATACGTTTCCTGCCACTACGTTGGCGGATAGCACAGTTGTGTCTTCAACGACCCAACTCAATCGCTTTATTACTCAGGCTGAACAGCGTATATACAACTCTGTTCAGTTTCCATCGTTGCGTAAAAACGTGACAGGTAGCGTGACTACCAGCAATAAGTACTTGTCTTGCCCAGAGGATTTTTTGTCTACTTACTCTTTGGCTGTGATTGACGCTAGTGGTAACTACGAGTACCTGCTAAACAAAGATGTGAACTTCATCCGTCAGGCATACCCAAACCCAACTACAGATGTAGGCATACCGAAATACTACGCGCTGTTTGGCCCGACGGTTAACACCAGCACAATCACCAATGAACTCTCTTTCATTGTGGGACCAACCCCTGATGCGTCCTACTCTGTAGAACTGCACTATTACTATTACCCCGTATCGATTACTGTTGCGGCTTCTGGTCAGACTTGGCTGGGAGACAACTTTGATACTGTTCTGTTATACGGATCACTTGTTGAAGCGTATACCTACATGAAGGGCGAAGCTGACGTCATGGCTTTCTATGACGCTAAGTACAAGGAAGCACTTGCACTTGCTAAACGCCTTGGAGATGGTCTGGAGCGCAGTGATGCGTACCGCAGTGGTCAGGCTCGCGTGGCTCCGCTACCGCAAAATAACGGAGTCCAATAATGGCTTTTACAGGTAACTGGACAACCAATACGTTCTTAGTTGGCCTGCTGGACGGGACATTTGACTTTGGTACGGGCACGTCCCAAGTGTTTAATATTGCGTTGTACACGAACGCAGCCACACTAAACCAAGACACCACTGCTTACACGAGCACGGGTGAAGCTTCTGGTGGTAACTACTCTGCTGGCGGTCAGGCGTTAACAATCTCCCAAGTTCCGACTACTGGTAACTCTGGTTCTACAGCCTATATATCTTTTACAAACGCCGCATGGACAGGCGCAATCACCGCAAGAGGTGCGTTGATTTACTTGGCTAATGGCACGACTAACCCAGCGGTTTGTGTACTAGATTTTGGCTCAGATAAGACCTCTACGAGTACATTCACCGTACAATTCCCAGCAGTCACTAATACGTCTGCAATCATCCGACTCTCATAGGAGCACATATGCACAAAGAACAATCCGGTTTTGGCGATAACGCTGTAGCCACACTGCAAGCAAACGCATCCATCCCAGAAGGCATGGGCATTGAAGGCTTCTACAAAGTAGAGTGCCGTGACGCACAGGGTAACCTTAAGTGGGACGAAGAGTTTCCTAACTTGGTCGTTGCCGTTGGTAAGCAGTTGTTGCTGGACACCTTGCTCCGCACATCTGGTACATACACTACCGTTGGCCCATTCCTAGGTCTGATTAACAACAGCACTACCTTTGCAGCCGCAGACACCATGACTTCTAAGACATGGACTGAGTTGACTACCTACACCGTGGGCGGTTCAGCAGTGCGCGGTACAGCAGTATTCGCAGCATCTAGTTCATCTGGTCTAACTCCATCAAACGTCACTACGTCAACGGCTACGGCTATCACCTACACAATGACAGGTTCTGCTACTGTGTATGGATGTTTCTTGGTGACAGGTACTGGCGCAGTCAGCACAATCTCTAGCACTGCGGGTACTTTGTACTCAGAAGGCAACTTCAGCACTGCCAAGACTGTTACATCTGGTGATACTGTCACCGTCACATTTTCAACCACCGCTACGTCCTAATCTATAGGAAACTTTGTGTTTTGCACGTATGCTCATTACACCCCGCAAGGAACCCTTTTTTATATTGGAAAAGGTAGTAATGAGCGTCGTCCGCATTATCTAAAAGGTAGAAACAACTACTGGAACAAAGTTGTAGCAAAGTACGGAAAACCAAAAGTTGAAGTGCTTGCAAGATGGCAAACGGAAACCGAAGCTTTTGAACATGAGAAGTTACTTATTTCTTGTTTCCGAGACCTTGGCTTTAAACTTTGCAATTTAACTGATGGCGGTGACGGCACTTCTGGTTATAAACAAACCGAAGAGCACAGACAAAAAAATCGTTTGAACAGGCTGGGCAAACCTGCTTGGTGGAATATTGGTCGCACACACACTGAAGAAACAAAACGCAAGTGCGGCGCAGCAAACATAGGCAGACCAACTTCTGCAAAGCAAAAGCAAATTGCTAGTGCGCTTAGTAAAGGCAACAAACACGCCGCTGGTAACACAAACAATCGCCGCTGGAAGTGGGTAGGCACAAGCATTGAAGACGGTAGCACTGTTATGTTTATTGGGTCTATTGCATTGAACGATGCAGGCTTCCAACACGCAAACGTAATCAAGTGCTTAAACGGCACCCGCAAGTCCCACAAAGGCTACACTTGGGTTAAAGAACCGTTGGAGAACGCATAATGGCTTTAGTTTTATCCGACAGAACGCAGCAAACGGGAACAGCCAACACCACCGTAAGTTTTACACTTAGTGGTTCTGTTACAGGCTTTCAGTCTTTTGCCGTTATTGGAAATGGCAACACTACATACTATGCGGCGTTTGACGCCACAGGCAACTGGGAAGCAGGCGTAGGCACGTACTCAACTACTGGCCCGACTCTCACACGCACAACCATTCTGGCCTCCAGTAATACGGGGTCAGCGGTTACGTTCTCTGGGACAGTCAACGTCTTTGTAACCTACCCATCTGAGAAGTCTGTAAACCTAGACGCATCTGATAACGTAAGTGCGTTGGGTACTGTGTCTTCTGGTACTTGGCAAGGCACAACTGTAGGCGTGGCTTATGGTGGCACGGGCGTAACTGCTTCTAGTGGCGCTAACTCGGTGATGCTGAGAGATGCTAACCAGAACGTAGCGGTAAACCGTTTAAACCAATCCAACACAGCGACATCAGCGGCGGGCGGTACAACAGCACTGACTG